CGACGCTCCTCGGTGTCCAGGTACACGTAGTTGGCCCACACCTGCAGGGAGTTGGTGCCGAAGTAGCTCTGGTAGTAGGCAGTCAGGTCGAAGTCCAGGCGAACCTCGTGGTACTGCAGGGCAATCAGGGGCAGGTACAGGCCTGGGTTGCGGTTGAAGAAGAACAGCAGTGGCAGGTACACGTAGTTCTTGTTGGTCGAGTCCGAGGTGAAGATTGGGGAAGACGTCAGCTTGCCGTAGTTGATCTTGTCAGCCTCGTTCAGGAAGCACTCGGCGTACAGACGGAACCACGCCTGGTAGTGCTTGTCAATGCGCTGGCCACCGATCGTCAGCTCAACGGCGGCGATGGCGCGCTCAGCCACCCAGCAGGTGTCCACGGTGCCGTTGGTCGACGTCAGGTTGGACTTGCTGGACTGCGTGGGCTGCAGGGCAACGTACATGTTGCCGACCAGATCGCCGTTGCGGGCAATGGTCACGGACACACGGCCGCTGTTGGAGGGCGTGCCGTTCACCGTCTGCTGGATGTTCTCCATCGCGAAGTTGGTGTGGCGCTTGTACACGGCCTGGAAGAAGGTAACCTTGGGCTGCCCAGTCAGGTACACATCCTGAGCGCCATACGCAACGAGCTGCATCAATCCGCCTGCCATTTGTACTAGTACCCAAGAAAAAAATTTAGACGGATTTCCATTTAAACCCGCCTGCTGACCGAGACATGCCCTTGCAACATTTGCTTATACGACCATTTCCAGCTCCTGTCTTTTTACTTGCATCCCTTACTGTGTCGAATTCTTCAATCAAAGTCTTACCGTCAAACGACCATTGCTGAATTTTCGTAAACTTTAGAGGCGCGTTCGTCTGAATATCATCTGCCTGAACAAACTTCCACTGGAATCCACCGGCCGTCTTGCGCTCTTTTTTACATACTTTTGCTATATGACTTCCGTCCGCCCCTGACATGCACATCGCCTCCTCGACCGACCTAAACGTCCTGAGGAGTTGGGTCCCGTCCTTGGACCACTGCTGGACCTCTTTACGGTTCGCCTCCTTCAAGAGTTCCTTTGCCTCCTCCTGATGATGCTTCCCAAACATGGCGTGACGTTCGCCTGAGCGGACCGAGCTCATAAGTTCCTTGGTGTCTTCGTGGAGCACCTTGTTCTTATTCCCGCCCGTCTCGTTGTTGTAGCCGCCTGGGGCCAAGGTCCCACGCTGAGCAATCTCCTGGATCTCGAGTTCGTCCAGGCGCTCTTCCCAGTTCCCTTCCCTGGGGAAACTATAAAGAATTTCAATTTGAAATTGGTCCCACCCGTGTCTACGAATGGCGTTATATAGGTGCCGTTTCCGCCCGTTGTTCACGTCGGATATATGACCATTCAGGCGGATTTGGAAATCATCCTGGGTCGTTTGACCTATATATTCCTTGTATGGCTCGAGCTTGCACTTTATAGAGTATACAAAGGGCATGCACTACTGAAACTAGTGTAGATTTCTTTAGCTGCGCCCAGGAGACGCGGGGATTTTCTGGAGCCCTATTAAATGTCTCGTGTACCACGCCCCCCACCGCCAAGCCCCCCACCTGAGGAAGATGAGGAGGAGGACCTGGACGAGACCGAGGAGATGGACGAGATGGACTTTGGCGACCCCATGGAGGCCCTGGGTGCCTTCCTGGCGACCGAGGACGGCGAGACCGTCGCCACCGCCCTGGTGGGCCTGAAGGACGCGACCGAGAAGATCTCCCTGAACCTCGAGATGCAGAACAAAATTCTGGTGAAAATCCTGAGCGCCCTGAGCGCCAAGCCCGCCCAGTGCTGCTGCCAGCCCGAGCCCAAGCACATTGCCGCGCCCGCTTAAAAAAGTCTGGCCCATTCTTAGTAATGTCAAGCGCCAAGAAAGTCCACACAATCCAGAAGGAGATTACTCCCGAACACGATGAGGAAATTCGGATGGCTCATCAGAGCACCGAAGTCAATTCATGGACGATCGAGGAACTTGAGTCAAAAATAACTCAAGCAGAGACCGATGCTGGTATTCACATTAGAGCAAACACTCTCGCGGCTGACAAGTCGTGGGCGTACGTCTTATTTATGAATGACCAGGAGCGTGACGTGGATGGATACCCACGCAATTATGTAGTAGAACACGTGAAGCAACGCAAAGATCGCTTCATCAACAGCTGCCGAACCCTGCTGACGCGAGTGGATAACCTAAATGCCAATAAGCGTTCGAGCAAGGATATCAATGGTGACGAATTTACACTCGAATTTAGGATCCGCCGCCTGATCGTGGACCGTCAGGAGCAGTTTGAGCAGTTCAGGATCTGGGACCGTCGGTTCAATCGCATCAACAACCCTACACTCGCCATAGACAACAACGATTCTTCCCTGAAGGATGACGAGTCGAACACGCCTTACCAGAAGCTTCTCCTGTTTCTGCTCCACCAGGCGTACGACGAGGGCTACCGCCGGTACCGGGATCAGTGCTGTATCGAAATTCGCAACACCCGAGCATGGAAGCCTGTCAAGGAGATCAAGGACTTTGTGTACGACACGACCCAAAAGGAGGATAACCCGGAGATGTGGAAAAACCTGACGAGCCGCGGGGGCCTTGTGAGCGATGTTGTGCGCCACCTTACAAACTGTAAAGATTTCCAGTTTCCAGAGATCAAAAAGGATCGACACACATGGTCGTTTGCAAACGGCCTGTTGGTGGGCAAGGACTGGAACGCCGAAGAACAAAAGTACCAGATCAAGTATTACCCATATAATTCTCGTGACTTCCGCGAGTTGGACCCGACCCTGGTGAGCTGCAAGTACTTCGACTTGCCTTTCGATCCGTACGAGGAGATCGTGGACTGGTACGACATTCCCACGCCCCACATGCAACGCGTCCTGGACTATCAGCGGTTCGATATCGATGTCTGCAAGTGGATGTACGTCTTCTGCGGCCGTCTGTGCTTCGAGGTGAATGAGTTGGACGGCTGGCAGGTCATCCCCTTCCTGAAGGGCATTGCCCGTTCAGGCAAGTCGACCCTTATCACCAAGGTTTGCAAGTTGTTCTACGAGTGTGAGGACGTGGCGACCCTCTCGAACAATATTGAAAAGAAATTCGGCCTTCAGAGCATTTACCGTGGGTTCATGTTCATCAGCCCCGAGATCAAGGGTGACCTTCAGCTCGAACAGGCGGAGTTTCAGTCGCTCGTGTCTGGTGAGGACGTGTCGGTGGCCCGGAAGAATGAGACGGCCCTGAGCATGCAGTGGAAGACGCCCGGAATTTTGGGAGGAAATGAGGTGCCCAACTGGAAGGACAATTCAGGGTCTATTTTGCGCCGTCTGGCCACGTGGAACTTTGGGCGCCAGGTGGCTGACGCCGATCCGCACCTGGACCAGAAGCTCGAACAGGAGATCCCGGCCATCCTCTGCAAGTGTCTGCGGGCCTATCTCGACTACGCGCACAAGTATGCTGACAAGGACATCTGGAACGTGCTCCCCAAGTACTTCAAGACGGTCCAGAGCCAGATTGCGACCGTCACGAACGCTCTCCAGCACTTCCTGTGCTCCGAGAAGTTCAAGTTCGGGCCGGACCTATTCATCCCTCAGACGCTCTTCATTGCTCGGTTCAACGAGCACTGCAAACAGAACAACCTGGGTACTCACCGTTTCAACCAGGACTTTTACGCGGGACCGTTCAGTGCCAAGGAACTCGAGGTGCGCGTCGATTCGAAGATTTACAACGGAAGCGCATACTCGACGCAACCTTTCATCTTCGGTCTTGACTTTGTGGCACAAGAATAAAATGTAAGAAAACAGTAATATGGAATCCCTCGAGGAGCAGACTCGAGCTCGGATCGCCAAGTTTCAGAAACTATGGCGATCCAAGCGCGTTTTCACAAATAGCAACCAGGGGGGCTGGAAGGTGTCGGCCTCGGCCCTCACAGCCAAAATTGTCACTTTTAAACTACCAACCAATTTTCTTTCTGTATTCGAAACGGCGCCAAAGGGGTTCTCTGAGATCACCGGCTACAACGCCACCTTCAAAAAGCCCGTGATACGTTGGGTCCCAGGCCAGGGCTGGATAGGTGACAAGGCTGATGTGAAGAAGATCATCGCCAAACGCGGTCAACAGACGATCGTGATGGCCGACACGTACTTTGACATTATGGGTCTCGGGAACTATGAAGAGGGTCTGTTGGCCATCGTGAAGAACGGATGGGCTCCACCCTTTCTGCTCAAGGCGCCACCAACCTATAAAAAGATTGACGGAATTTTCTACATAAATAGGCCAATCGCCCTCGAGGACCTCAAAGACGAGCTCACAAAGCTCCCCGCCACGGTGCGTGAGTCTGTGCGGTACACTCCAGAGGCGAGCATACCCGCCGTGGTGCTCAAGCTCAAAAACCCCAAGTGGACCTATCAGTTTTTCAAGAATGGTACCGTCCTCTTCACGGGTATCAAGGACCCTTCGGAGCGTGAAGCCCCTAAACAACTTTTCAAGGAATTCTTCTCTAAATACGATATAGTCCCTTTCCTTGCGTTCAACCTCGCCAACTCACCAGCCATAAAGAAACCTACAAAGGGCGGGAACAACAAGAAGGCCAAGTTGGCGAACCGGTACCCCCTTGCGGCTTCATGGAACGCCAAGCCACCCACGGGCTTTTACGTGCGCCCAGGGACAAACGGGAAGCCCCGCCTCTACAAGTGGCGCAAGATGGAGAAGGAGCTTCAGACGGGTGAGGTTATCAACCGCGGCCCGATGGGGCTTGCCAAGAAGAATGCGGTCATTGTGGCCAAGGCGTACGCCAAGGTGGGCGTCCCAGTCCCTGCCCACACTCTGAAGATCTTCCGAAACCTTGGAATTCCAATTCAAAATGTAAATACGGAAGCAGCGGCGGCCTCCGTGGGTCCCAAAAACCGCAGGGCCCCGAGCTGGAATGCGACCAAGGAGGGCTTTTACGTCCGTCCTGGCCCTGGCAAACAGCCTTACTGGTTCGCCATTCCCGCTGGTATAGCCTCGGGTCGCAAGACTGTGATAAAGGCGTATACTGAAGCCGGCCGCAACATCCCTGCGGCCGTCCGTGAGATTTTCAAGATTCCCGCCAACGTCAAGACTAACGTGTTGACTATGGGCAACGAGTCGTTCAAACCTGGCCTACAGCATTTCGTCACTATGGGTCTGAACAAGATCCTGCGCATCAATAACCGCCAAGCGACGCGCCTGACCAAGGCGGAGCTTCTGGGCGTGGCGCGGAACATGGGCATTCCAGAGGCGAATGCGAAGATGGCGCCCGCGGATCTCATAGGTCTGATCCAGAAGAAGGCGAACGTGTACAAGCCCGTTCGCAACGCCAACGCCCTTGTCAACGGCACGTACTACCGTTTCCTGAACAATGGCCGTGTGGAAAAGACGACAGGCAAGGGCGCCCAGACGCGTCGCGCATGGGCAACCATCTCGGCCGAAGAGCAGAACAAGATCGCCAAGGCTGTTCTGCCCACCAATTTACATGCGGAATACAACGCCACCGCCAAGGCTAACAAGTTCAACACGCTCAGAGCCTACGTGGCGAGCAAGAAACCTGCGGTGCCGTCTCCAAGCCCACCACGGAATGTGGTGCCAAGCCCATCATCTGCGGGTTCCAACAACATGAATGCCCTGGAGTTTGAATACGCAGCTCGTCTCGGCAACAACCTCGGTAACCTTTCCCGTGCAGGGAACGAGACGCTCTTTATGGGCATCTACCGCAAGCTGCCACTTGGCGCACGTGGAAAGCCCCTCAAGGCGAACATCAACCGTGCGTACAAAAAGTTCGTCAAGGAGACGGCGGGGGCGCGCAAGAACGAGCCATCCAAGGCCCGGTTCGTTGCTCGAATTAAGATTCCAAATTGGATGCCGACCAACAAGGTTCAGAAGTACAAAAACTTGGTGGTCAACCTTGCGTTCCAGAAACCCAAGCCCGCTCAGAAGAATATAAAGGAGGCCATACGCGGATGGATTAACCGCGAGGTGCCCATGAGCCCACCACGCGCCGCGCGCGAGGTGGAGAATGCCGTCACGGGCGAGAAGCGTGTGATCCCTGCATACGTGCCCAAGCGCCGGTCCACACCCTCCATCCCCAAGAGATCCCCTCCCCCTAAAAAGAGCCCCAAGCCAAAGAAGTACAACGCTTCCAAGAGCCCACGGCTTCAGAAGGAGTACGCGCTTCCCCGTAACCGTTCAGAATTTCAGAACCTAAATAACGCCATCACAAACATGGGGCTACCTACCGGGCCGTCGAACAAATACACGTGGGCGGGTCTGGTACGGGCAGGGCTGAACGCCAAGTTCCGCAACAACTGGCTCAAGCACGTCGCATCCTAAACACACTTCATGAGATCGAAGATCTTGTGAAGCAAATTGAAGAGGTTATTTTCATCTGAAATTTGAGAAGGATCGATAATCTCCATCTCGATCTGGTACGTCGTGTCCTCGTCAGAGTCCTTGTCATCGGGCGTGCCCTTGACGATGGTCATATCGATTGAGAGGTTCTTCCTCACAAACGACCAACGTTCCTTGGTCGTTTGCTTGGTGCTCGTCTCCTCACCGTCATAGTCAAAGGGCTCCTCGGTGCTCACACCCAACCGGACGTCGAAAGGTGCCGAATCCATGTTGAAATCATCAACTAGTACACGCTTCTTGATGTGGCCAACCTGCTCATCCGTCTCTTCATCGACGGATAGGCGCTTGTTGCCTTCGAAATAGTACACGGTCGCGTTAGAGTGCTTAGTAGACTCCCAGCCGTCATACTTGCGCAGAGCCCTCATCACCTTGTCGAAGACGTCCGACCCTACATTCGTGTCGAACCCCTTTCCGGAAGGGCGCCCAAAACGAAACTCAATTTCGGTATTGGGCTTATTTGAATGCTTGCGGATCAGGGGTTCCCACTTGGCAAAGAGAGTACGGGACATCGGGTGAGCGCTCATTTGGTTAGAGAAATAACGCGTTAACCTTTTAAGACAAGATGCGAGGTCTATGGAACCTCGGTAACACTTGCTATTTCAATACTGCGGTTCAGTGCCTGGCCCACGTTCCTCCGCTCACAAAGCACCTTTTTTCCCTCCCTCCGTACGAAGGGCCCTGTGACATTACTCGCGAGTACCAAAAGATTACTAGGGAACTATTTTTGAAGGACCGGACAGAACCCTTGAGTCCGAATGACCTGCTAGGGGCCTTCAGGGCCCGGTTTCCCCAGTTCGCAAACCAGGGTCAGCATGATGCGCAAGAGGTTATACTTTTGCTCATAGACGTCTTTGAAAAGTCTTTAGGTAAGGAACTTATTCAGGAGATATTCAACGGAGAGGATTCACAGGAGACTCTGTGGTCTGAAGGCATGTCTACTGTGAAAACGCCCTTTACGACTCTCGTACTAGATGTGAACGAGCCCTGTAGGCTCCAGGACCTCCTCGATGACCGTCTCGAGGAACATGAGATAGAGGGGTACTTGGACTCCCAAGGCAAAACGCATGACGTGGCCGCCATTCGCCACCGGGTCACCAAGTGGCCTAGGATCACGAGCTTTTCATTCTCAATGTACGACTACAAATTTCCAATCGAAATTCCTTTTGAGTTTGAGGGGCGCAAACTCTTTGCGTGTGTTCTGCATCAGGGGGTTCAGAGGGGAGGACACTACGCATTGCTCGTGAGGCGCTTTAACAAGTGGTATCTGAAGGACGATGAAACTGTGAGAGAGGTTGAACCTACTAATTTCAAAGGGGAGTTCTATCAGGCTTGGTATCGCCCATAATCTCGCCAAGTTGGATGTTCTCCCGGATGTTCACGATAGTCCTGAAGTATGTGCGGCGGTTGTTGGCGTGGGTCTTGTCGGTTCGGACCTTTTCCACGAACCATCCCAGGTCTCCGTACCCACACTCAACTATGGTGCCGTTGGGTAGGTCCTTGCGTATGTGGCGTGTATGGAGCTCGGCCTCTTTGTACAGTTCCCCCCGATCCTGTACAAAAAGTTCAAACCCATTTTGCAACTGAAAATCAATAGTGATGCGCTCCCGGGGCTTCCACTTGAACATGGTCTCATGTGTGCCCATCCGAATTGGCTCTTGGATAGGGGTCATGACGATACCATCAGTCTCATAGTCGAATGAATTTAGATCCGGAATTGGTTCTTCAAAAAGTCTGTACATCTTCTTGACCCTCACATCGAACGGAGCCGCGGCAGTCTTGATGATACCTTTTGTGACCCCTCGGGCCTTTTCAAGCCTTTGATCGAGCGGCAGGTCCATCAGGTTCTCGCCCTTTACGAGTACCGCGTCGTGAACCACGAACGCCATCTTTTGGGTTTTGAGATTTACGAGTTCGCCATCGAGCAAAGTGTCCTTTGGAATCCTGATCTTGACGGGTTCAACCTGAAACGCACGGTTCACGATAAAAGTGCCCTCGGCGTTGCTGATGAGAAACTGACGGACGCCATCAGTCTTTTCACATACAAAATAGGGCTGACGTTTCAGCAAAGGAAAGTGTCTCCGCTCGATGGAAACGGGTTGGGGGCCTGGAAACCGGCCAGAGTCGGCCGCCCGCCATGCGTCCCTTATGTATTCATTCATAATCTAAATTCGCTGATAGTCTCTAAACCACGTCTAGGGCGCGAGTTGAACCCCTGCAGCCTCGAGGATATTTCCGAAACACTCATGGACATAGTGGCACACCACCAGTGCCTCTGACGCGACACCTATTTTTACCCCAATCTTGGAAAGGGTCGAGAACATCTCTTCGTTATTGTCGAGTGGAAGTTTAATAGGGTCCTTTCCTCCACGAATTTTCTTGTCGACAGGCTTGGCGTCCATGGCCCACACGCGGGCAGCGGTCCGTGTGCACTCGTACAGACCAGGTGCCAGCTTCTTGCCAACTTCCGTGTCGAAATTCATACCGCGCTGACCTGCAGGTTCGGTCGTACCCGCCTTGGTCTTTTTCTCAAACTGATCCCAGTTGATCCCCTCCATAACCGACGGGAATACCAGAACCTGGACGCCCTTATCGAAAGGGTCTAGAACCTTGTGAAGAATTTCCTGATTCAAATTAGTTCCATAATCCATCCAGAAGATTCTCTCCCCCGTCTTGATAATTTTTGGAAGGTTCGCCTTGCCGTCCACGAAGTGAACCTCCAGATGGGTCCCGCGCATCATACACAGCATGTGCAAGTTCATCATGGTGTGCAGGGTTGTGGCGCTGATCGACTTGTTTCGGGTGACCGCACATACGTGTAGAACGGTCATTAATTTTTATGGGGTTCTAAGCCTTAAGCCGCTCTTCAAGATTACCAATGAACCGGATATTGCCTACGTGGCCTAGAACAGTCATGACGTCGGCGTAAATCTTCCCGCCCATCTGCTGCCAGCGGCGGCAAAAGGCGTAATCCTCCGACAGGTACCGGCGGGACTCGGGGTCTATCATACAATCGAACGTCGCAACATACTTCTCAATATCGCGATTCTGATGGTCATTCACACACTCGAGCTCCGGGTACTTTTCGTGCATTTTGGTGAACACGTCACGCTTGATGAGCATGAAGCCCGTGGGACCGTCTAGAACCTCTGCGAAACCATTTACAATCTGGGTATTCTGATACTTGAAATTCATCACGAGAGATGCCGCAACCCTGGAGAGATCCTTACCGGTTCCGCCATTCTTGAGGTGCTCGTCGACACTGTCCCACATCACGCACTTCTTGGGGTAACAAGCCACGGCAATCTCGTGATCAGACTTGATGAGACGGATGACAGACTCTGGATCGAAATGAATGTCGGCATCGATAAACAGAAAGTGGGTCGCCTGCGTCTTCTGATAGAAACGAGCCACCGCCAGGTTACGGGCCCGGTGCACAAGTGACTCATTCTCTGTAGTGTCGAGCATCATTTGAATACCATTTGCCGCACACGTGCGTTGGAGACGAAGCATGGACTCGGCATAGGCCTGGAGACAAACGCCACCATAACATGGCGTGCTTACGAAAAGAGTAATCTGTCCGCTCATTGTCAATTACACATCACTATTCCTTAACTTGCGCACTATGACCTCTATCTTACTCAAAGTGGGCACTGAAACCCCGCAAATTTTGCATAATTCGGCCTTGTCAGGGGCCAGGCCCGCCTCCTTGAGGACCACGAAGATGATAGCACACGCCACCGCCTTTGGTGTCCGCCCCTGCAGCTCCACACACTCCGCCATCTCTTTGGCGACGTTGACTATCTTCATCTTGATCCGGCCCCTCTGAGACTCTGGAACGCACGTGATGTCGTTGAAGAAACGCGGGATCACGTCAGCGGCCGTCGTGATGTGAACCTCGGTCTCGGGCAACTGCTCCTGATACATGTCGAAAGTCCTCGACAAGTCGCGCGCAGGAATTCCAAAAGCGTCAGCAATTTCCTGTGTGGTCCTAGAAACCCCCGCCTCTCGGCACGCTTGGAAGAC